TTTTTTTTCTGATCCTAAACCAGCCCATTCTCTAAGAGAATCTGCTGCGTTTCTAGAAGTCTCCATATTTAATCTATTGATCTCTGGATTAATATTTTTTTCCATTTGTTATTCGCTTTTTTAGTATATATCTTACTTAATTAAACTTTCTATGTATTTTTATCTCTCATTGAATACTCCCGCCTAAAATAACATCCACGTTTACTCTAACCGAATGCGGATTATAAAGAATCATCCCTCCATTGCTAAAAAATGGCGATTCTATGTCGCTACCGTTCGGATCTAAGTCCCATCCCCTGTTATTCGTATATGGTGATAAATCGGAAGGATTTCCTGTTAATATAGTAAGATTTGACATAGGAAGGTATGCACCATTGTATATTATGTTTATAAATCTACTAGAAACTGGTAGTGTAGTAGGATATGATGCTTTAATCATTATAAAACAGAGTTCCCCCATTCCCTCAGAGTTTAAAACTAGACTTGAATTTCCGTACACACATCCACTAAAACTTGAGTAATTTCCAATTTCGATGATTGTATCACAGAGGCTCATCTCTTTAATAACAGTTGTTCCTCTAATAACCTGAAGATTACATCTTTGAAAAATAGCTCCTTCAAATTGGATTGGATCACATACTAGGGGTGGTGTAGCCATTAGTTAAAAATAAATATTTCTAGTTCAGCACTTTTTGAATCATTGGGATTGCTGAAAAGTATTCCCCCAAAAGAAAGATTAGGCGAAGTTATTACTGGGTATGGCTGAGGACTAAAATCTGGGCTAGGTGGGTTATTTGAATAATAGCTAAGATCCCATCCTTGCCATGGTATTTCTGCCTCAGTTCTTCCGGTTAGCACCATCAAGGTGTGCAAAGGATATATGTTTCCTTTGTATTCCCAGTTTAAATATCTTTCCTCTTCTACCCATGATTTTTCATACCTGACTTTAACTACTATCATTTGCACTTCTCCTTGTGCTTGCCCGATTTCAGGAGAGGTTAACGTGTATGTTCCTAATGGACCTAAAGTTGCAGTTTTTTTACCAGACCCTCCACATCCACCTAATTCTGAGCTTCCTAGCGATTCTAGTTTAAAATCACAGAGGGAGACAGTGGTAAGAATATTCGAACCCTCTTTTACGTCTAAATTACAAGACTGGAAATAAACCCTCCTATAAACAGCAGGATTGCATTCTAGATATTTTACATACCTTTGATCTGTTGTATAAACTTTTCCTATCATCTTAAATTTAAGGGATTTGTGTCCCCTGTATTATTTCTGATTCCTTCTCTAGAGCTTTTAATATCAGGATTTCCCCTGAATTTATCTCTGCTACTTTTTACTCTCTCGCTGTTGTTTTGATCAGTATTATATTTATCCTGTTCCTCTATTTTATTCCCTGAATTTTTATCATCATTATCCAATACTTTTTCTTTAACTTCTTGAACAGTGACTTCTGGAGTAGTATCAAATAAATCTAACTGATTATCAGAAGCTATTATATCATCAGTATTTGTATCGATCCGATCTTCTTCTGGTGCTTTTACTTCTTGAGACACAATAATTTCTTTTTCTGTGTCCTTACTCTTAGTTCTCCATCTTGTTATTTTAGACCATAGTCTTTTTATCACTCCATCTTCTTTTTCTTTCATTTCTTCCTCTTTTTTATCTCTCTTTTCATTTATCTCAAATGCAAAGTTTGCTGCAATAACTAAAGCAATAGCTAGCGGATCAAAAACAAGCATTAACACAATTATATACCAGTTAACCACATTGTCTATGTCACTCCCTGTTAATTTTGAAATATACTTTAGAGGACCTACCTCCTTAGCAAGATCTGCATTGGACGATATCCCTAACTTTTGTTGTTCTATAGATGATACTCTTGTATTTTTAGATGATATTGAATCATTTAACACTGATATTTCTGAATCCATTCTTTTTATTTCAGATTCGACTTCTTTTATTTGTTGTCTAACAGCATTAGTTGATTTTGATTTCTCTATAAGAACGTCTTGCGTCGATTGAAGATTTGTCCTTATTGTTGTTAACTGACCTAACCTGTCGCTTTTTTGATTTATTTGGGATTCGAAGTTCTTTATTTCGGTCTGTATTATGGAAATATTTTTATCCAGAATCTCTATATTTTTATCCTGGTTTTGAACTTTGAATGATGTTTCTTGGTAAGCTGAAGATAGAAACCCATATATACCAGCAGATGTTATAATTATTAATATAACAGTTGCTAAGGAAAGATAAACCTTTAGTCCCAAATTAAGCTTTCTCCAATATTGATATAGGAGGGAAGCAGTAACTAGTTTTGCAAATTCTAAACTTCCGGCTAAAACCATAACCTGTAAAGATGCTCCGGCAAACATTTTACCCAAGCCAGATACTGAATAAAAAGCAGCCGATCCAGAAACAGATAAAGCAGATAATGCTATTATCCAAGGTAATAATTTATTTTTCATACTTAAGTATATATCCACAAAAAAAGACCAGGTGTAATCCTGGTCTTTTTATCTATTTTATGGTTTTTTATTCCAGTTCAATTCCTTGCTCTGCTGCAGCTAGTTGTTTTTCTAGATCCTTAAGAACAATATTATCTTGCTGAATTAGTGTAAGACTCTCTTCAAACGTTTTCCATAGTGAAATAAAGTCGTTAATGTCTGATGATCCTTTGCTGCTCCATTTCATTAAAAAATAATGAGAGGCTTCAATTTCAAGGTTTGTAAAATATGCCACACCATCTTTGATACCTTCTTTTTTTACCGCCTCTATTCTTTTTAGAATTTCAATAACACCAAGGGCTTCTTTAGATCTCCACTCTACTTCCTCGTTCATGAACCTCTGGAATCTTCTTAAAAGTTCTTTGCTCATAGAGACAGCATATTCTTTGTCCTTCAGACTGCTTTTATAATTTTCTAAGTCTTTTTTAATGGAATCTACTTTTTCAGTATCAACATTACTAATAAATTTTTCAAGTACTGCTTCATTTTGAGCTTCCATTACTGATTCTGATTTTTTATTTGCCATTTTTATTTTTTATTTTATAGTGATTAATAATTGATAAGTTTCTTATATACTGTGGATTTCTCTGAATTTTTTAGCAAGATCTATAAATTGTGCTAAATAATCCTTCAATTCGTAGTCATGGACAATAAATGTTTGTATATCAGAAGTTTGTTCATTAGCAATTCTAATTCTGCCCAATTTAGGAATTTCGTTATATTTTTCAGCACACATGAACATATATGCAGCTATCTGTAATTTATAACTTAATATATCACCCTCTTCCTTAAGTGATGTAGATGATTTAAAATCGTCAACTATTAAATAGTTCTCCTTATTTCTATAAACAAAATCGCATGCTCCTGCCCATCCTCCTTTAAACGTTGTGTAAAGAAAAGCCTCATTGTCTACTACTTCTTCTATTTCTTCCCAAAAGTTAGTGTGATAAAAATTCCAAAACAGGTCTCTACCTTTATTTACATATTTAGCATATTTTCCGTCATCCTTCCTAGATTCCTCAATAGCAAATATCTGTGCCTTTTTTAATGATCTATCAACATCTCCTTCTTTTGCCCATTCTAATAAAAACAATTCAAGCATTCTGTGCATAACAGTTCCTCTCTCTGCTGCATCATATAATATTTTATTCCATCTATCTTCTCCAAACTGATCCTTTAGTTTTTCGTATTTTTCGTTCTTTACTAATTTTAAGATAGTTGTAACGGAGGGCAAAATTAAAGGAGCTTCACCAGCTCCTTCTACAACATAAGCTCTACCCCAAGGAAAAGCCTGTCTGTTTATTTGTATGTCAGAAGATAACATTCCATAAGTATTTAATTCCCCCAAAAATCCAGCTTATAAATCCAAACTTATATTGGAGCCAAATTAAGAGGAGCATTAGTATCACCCTATAAATAATCCATCTGATTGAAAGTCTTTGAAAATAAGGACTATATACTATCAGATAAGAAAAAGAATTAGGGATCGGAGATATATTTGGCATTATTACCTCTTGAAGATTCAATTTGGTAAGATATTCATTCAGGGGTCTAGACTCTTCTAAAATATAAGCAGGCCTAATCTCTTCAGGGGAATCTGGGGAATAAATAACCTCAGGAGGAAGATTAACCACAGTGTATATCCTTCCTATCCAATCTACCCTTAGTTTGAATCTTTCCCACTCAATAGATTCTCTGTTTTTCTTTATAGTTTTTCTTATAAAGAAATAGTTCTTAATGTCCGTTATAACTCTTTTAAATGGATATTTCATATCAATTATATTTATCTATAAGGAAAAGTTACGATCAATCATTAAAAGTTAAATTAACACCAGGAAACATCTCCCTAACTTTTAACCTCGCCCTTCTAATTCTTGTTGCGATAGCTCTTTTTTTCATTCCATACTTATCAGCTATTTCCTGATATTTCATTCTTAAAATTTCTCTATCGAAAAGAATGTCTTTGTAGATTTCTGGAAGATCTCCCATTTTCTCTATAACGTTATCGTATAGATTTTCCATTTCATCATTCTCTGTGTTAATATAATCGAATTCAGCTTCTAGTGTTACTGGAGACGAAGTTATAGATGGATACGATGAATCTTCTGACTCTTCATTACCCCGTACCACTTCATGTATCATTGGTAAATATCGATCCTCGTTCTTTTTAATTCCGAGTGATTCGTTTCTTGCAATGTTGTATACCCATGTAGAAAAATTTCCTCTAGAGGGATCATACTGGGATATTTTAGTCCATATTTTAGCCATAGTGTTAGAAACAGCATCCTCTGCAGCTTCTTGCTCTATTAGTATAGACTTACAATGATTTAGTAGTCCTGGTTTAATTCTTTTATATAATTCAACAAAATCTTTCTCTGAAGACGTTCTCATAAAACTTTCTGCCAATTCCTGAATATTTTTTACTGCCATAATACCTTATTTTTTTAAATGCTTATTTTCTTTATTTCTATACCTGCTTCCTCAAAAAGTTTAAAAGAATCTGTATTTCTGTATGTTTCAGAATAGACAATTCTTTTTATTCCCGCTTGTATGATTAACTTAGCGCAATCAAAACAGGGGGACAGAGTCACGTAGAGAGTAGCTCCCTCCGCACTATTAGTACTCTTAGCTATTTTAGTTATGGCGTTGGCTTCTGCATGTAACACAGTAGGAAGCGTGTTGTTATTGCAGTCCTCACATTCATTAGAAAATCCAGAGGGTGTTCCATTATATCCGTCTGATATTATTTGTCTGTCCTTTATGATCAAGCATCCTACTTTATTCCTTTTACAGTGAGAGTTCTCTGACCAAACATTGGCCATCCTTAAATAGAGAGAGTCGACTTTATTCTGCTTGTCCTGATATAGGCTCTGGTTGATCATCAGATTCTTGGGATTTAAGAGGTGTAACTTCTATTTTGAATCTCTCTACAATATGGAAAGTGTCCATAAGTCTAAATACCCCAAGAAGATTAAGTAACTGATTTACTTCGTCCTCTGTGAAATTTGTTTTTTCTTCATTCTCTAAATTTTCCAAACATTCTTTGTAGCCTCCATAGGCATTTAAGAACTCGACCAATGTTGATCTGAGCTCCTTCGTAATTTCATAATTTTTACTCATAATTTATTATTTAGGTTTATTTTACACAAATATATTAAATCGATACCAAAAAGTAAACCCCCTAATGGAATTTTTTATCGTTAGAAATAACCATTAGAGGATTTTTTAAAGTGTTATTTAACTGGGTTAGTAATGCTACCATAGATTTCATGTTGTCTCCCAGTTCTTTATTCATTTTATCTTGATCCTCTTTTTTTGTTTTATCTTCAGATTCTTTTTGTTGGATTTCCGCAGTTTTTGTTTCGTTTGTTGTTTCTTGTTTTTTCTCCTCCGTTTTATTTTCAGTAGTTGCGACGTTTTCTGTTTTTACCTCTTCTTTCTTTTCATTCTTTGCTTCTGTACCTTGTGTCGCTACACTAGATAAGTTTTGTGTTACTGTTTCTTTTATAGGCGTATTAACCACAGAAGTTTCGGTTTTTTTGTCCATATTTCCCGAAATTTTTTCTTCTAGCTTAGTTTCTTTATTTTCAGTTTTAGGTTTATTCTCAGTTTTCCCTCCTCCGGCATCTTTAGGTTTAGTAATTCCTAATTCCTCTAAAATTTTATCTGCTTTTGAATTACCAGCAGTTCCTCCAGTTCCTCCAGTTCCTCCAGTTCCTCCAGTTCCTCCAGTTTCTCCCTCCCCTCCCTTAGACGCAGGTGCTTTTATACCCAGCATTTCTAGTATTCCTTTAGCGGATTGGCTAAGTTCAGAAAGTCCTCCTCCCGTTGCACCCTTATTGTTATTACCGGTTTTAACGTCCTCTATTTTTCCCTGGTTTCCTGCACCGGTGGTTCCTACCGTTCCCGTAGTACCTGCAGTACCTGTAGTTCCTCTAGCTGTTAAATTTTCTGTGCTTGTAGTAGCAGTAGGACCAGTCATAGATGTCTCCGCCTTTGGTCCGGTCGACGAAATGCTCTCTACAGTAGATACTGGACCTGTTGCACCAGTTGCACTACCTGTTTCTCCTAGCGTAGCTGAACCAGTTGCACCAGCTTCAGATGCTAGTTTTTTTTCCTCTAACTTTTGTTCTGAAGTAGCTCCAGTAGCTCCGGTAGCAGAAACTATATTTCCGTCCTTATCCATTTTTTTGGATTCGAGAGGTACAGCTTTTTCTGCAAGTATGTCTAAATTTTCTTTGTATTTATCGGACATCTTTACAACACTTTCACTTTCAAATCCTTCTTCTTTTAATATCCTAGCAAGAGCAGATAATATGGCATTGTTTTCTGGAGTAAAAAGTTTAGAATAATTCTGACTAGCCGTAGGTCCCTTGTCATTAAAATAATATAGTAATGGAGATAATTTATCGAGCATAGCATCGAATTTTAATTTGTCATCCTTGATCTTACTATCGAAATCACTTTTAACATCCGCATATAAATCAAATTCTTTAATAGTTGAAAATCCTAGATTCTGTACTATCTCCGTTACGTTCCCAGTTTTTAATTTTTTTATGTTACCTATTTTATTGTTAGCAGAATTCTTAGACATTTCAAAGATTTCTTTTCCGTCTATGGCTTCTCCCTTTTCTATTGTTCTCCTTATCTTATTTTTATCTGATTGAGCACCGGAGTAAGCGTTGTCATAATAAACATCTTTTTCATCAGATATAGCAGAATCTATTTCTTTTAAATTTTTATCGAATGAGTCATCGTAAAATTTGTTAGCTTTTTTTATAGCATCCTCTGCAGACACCTTTTTCTTTTTTAAATCATCGTCTATCTCTTTTCCGGTTGCTCTTGCAGTTACCCCGTCACTTTCGACCATTGCTTTTTCTTGCTCATCATACTTCGCTCTATCAAAAGCTCCCTCTGATGATTTAAATACTGGAAATTCTTCTGATCCTCCTGTTATTCCTGTTTCTCCTGCCAAAATTTATTTTTATTTTATATACCTAAAAAGCCAAAAAGCTATCTTTTTGGCTTTGAAAATGAAAATGCTTCTACCAAGTCTCCTTGCTCGTTTTTCTTATTCTCCCTTTCTATTTTTTCATTTAGCTTGTCTATGAATAGCTGATATTCATAGAATGGAAGAGATTCTAAAGTGTCTATAGAAAGTTTAAATTCTTCCCACAGCCTAAACTTAATATCAAAGTAGTTGGCTAAAGATATCTGAAATAACGAAAAGAGATCTGTACCCTCCGGGAAATGATATATCTGCTGTGACCTCCCCCTCACAGCTCTCACATTTACTATAAATTCTTGATTTTGTAGCAAAATTTATCTTCTCTGTTATTTGGTCGGCTATAGAAAACTGGAGTGGTGTCCATTCTGTAGATGCCCTTTCATATTGATCGTATAGTGATTCATCTAATCCTCTCCAATCTGGTATTATAAAAGAAGCAACCTTAGCAAAACTCTCGTCGAAATTTTTTCCCTTTCTTCTTTTGTCCGCTAGTATTTTTCTACATATAGTAGTAACACCGACGGTAGGAATATAAAGATCCATTTCTTGGCTTCCATCTTTAGGTATAAATTTAAACGAATAGCTTTCCCTGCTATATCTTTTAAGAATCTCAGGATCAACCACAAAGCTATCTAATAGGTTAGATCTTAATTCTAACATATCCGGTACATTGCAGTCAGGCTTTGTACAGTTTTTAGTTACAGGAAGCAATATTTTATTTTCTCCTCTTATAAAAGTAATATCTCTGATAGACATTATGATATAGAATCGATCCTCATACCAAAGATCATATGGCTCTAAAAATCCCCCATTCCATCTTATCTTCATACACTTAGAAAGAATAGCATTTAATTTATCATCTAAATCTATTCTATCATCCTCATCAACCGTAGAGAATTGTCTTATCTCCTTAACGCCTGCAGCTTTTATAGCAATTTCAAATCCTTCAGGGTATCCAAATCCCTTAGAAGGTAAATTATTAACTGGTATGTTTTTCCAATCATTCTCTAGACCCATAGGGGTTCTAGTAACATTTACTTTTCCTAAGTTATTTGTTTGATTTTGAGCCGGTTGAGTATTCTGAGAGGCATTTACTTCCTTATCTATCCAATCTGGTATTGTGTATGATCCAACGTCTGGATCTTGATCATATTGAAATTTAGATTCCGCTTCTTTTCTGCCTAGCTGATTAAGCAATTCGTCGTCCATATTATGTTCCATACTATTTCTTCTTATATCTCTTTTATCTTTTCTTTGGTGTTTAGTTTCTTACTTGAGGATAAAAAGAAATAAAGCCCAAAGAAAAGTCCCGAAAGGAAGTAGAAAATTGCTACCGTATGCCAGTAGGAATTTGTCCATTTCATTATCGCAGCGAAAAGGATGTCGAATCCGAAGGGATTGAAGAAAGTTGCTAAAACTAAACAAACTGAAGCCGTTCTTGTTCTGCTTTTTTGATTCACAATCGTCGTCCATATTATTTTAATTTAACATTTCTAGTTTTAACCAAAAACAAAAAATGGAGACTTTGTTGAGCCTCCATTTATATATTAAGTTAAATAAAATTAATTAAAAACGTCTTCGAAATAATCAGCTCTAAAGGATAAAGCTATTTTATAAGGAGTGGTACCGTTACTGTAATCAAGATCTAAAGATTTGATCTGATCAACAGGGAAGCAGTTTAGTAATTTAATTCTTCTAAATACATCACCCTGCTTATTGAATATAGAGACAAGAATATAAGTTCCCCCAGCATAAGTAGATTTTATTCCCATAGCCCCTGTTAGTGGATTATAAACTAAATCAGACCACTGACGTAATGTTTTAAAAACATAGTTGCTATTATTATCATTAAGGTTTGTTTCGAATTCAATTCTCACCCTAACCCCAGTATCATCTACCATACCTCCCGCGTATCTTCTTTTGGTAAATTTGTATCTTTGTTCTGCTGGCTGTGGGTTTTTATCAACACTTAAACCAGTAACAGATAAAACGTTTTCTACTAAAAGTGTTCTACCTCCGTTTCCTTGTTCATTCACAACACCAGCAGGAGGTTGTATAATAACCTCAAATTGGTTAAGATATACTGGTTCGTATAGTTGTACTGCTGCTTTTGCCGATGTAAAATGTGGTAATCCTGCCATTTTTTTAATTTTTATATAAACACGTCTTCAAAATAATCAACTGCCCAAGTGATATCTATTTTATAAATAGCAGTTTGAGTATAGTTGAGCGCCATTTCTGGTATAGCTGACATCGGGAAACAATCTCTAAGATTTATCTTTCTAAAAATATCTCCCTGCTTGTTGAAAACATTAATTAATATATTTCCAGTATAATCTTTTTTAAGTCCCATAGCTCCAGTTAGTGGATTGTAAATTAAATCAGACCACTGGCGAAGAGTTTTAAAAACGTACATGGAGTTATTTTCGTTAAGGTTAATTTCAAATCCCATACCAACATCTAATCCAGTCCTCTGAGGAGCTGCTCCAGAATAGTACCTTTTAGCAAATTTATACTGTTGAGTAACTTCCGAAGGGTTCTGGTCTACCTGTAATCCGGTCACGTTTGTTACCTGCTCTAACAATATATTAGAACTTCCTGGATTTCCAGCCTGGACCGGAATAGCAGCTGGAGGTGTAATGATAACCTCAAACTGGTTAAGGAAAACAGGTTCAAACTTGTTAATCGAAGCTTTAGAACTTGTATAATGTGGTAATCCTGCCATGTTTTTATTTTATATATTTACATTCAAGAATTCTCTACAAATTTATTAGCTAAATTGAATGAATCCTCCTGAAGCTATACCTCCTGTTCTAGTAACTGTCATTCTATTAATGAACTTATGAATACCTCTTGCAGGTTCGATTATTACATCGATAATACCAATGTTTTGATCGATTATTGCAGGAGTGTTATTAGAAGAGTCCATAATAGTTAAGTAGTTGTAGATACCTCCAACAGATCTTACTCCAGTTAAGTAGTTGTCTACTAATGTTTTAATTTCAAGTCTAACATTATCTTCGTTGAAATCAAATACGTAGTTAGAAAGTATTTCTTCGATTGCGCTCTCTACAGTAATTAATAAATCCCTTACGTGTAAGTTGTTGAATGCGGAGTTTGTTCTTTGGTAGCTTGTTTGGTTACCATAGATAACTATACCAACTCCTCTCTTACGAATAATAGGGTTAACTCCGAATGGCTCTAAGAATTCTCTATCTTGTAAATCGAAGTCGTACTCTAATCCTACTAAGTTACTAGCGGAGATAATACCTCTCTTAAGACCAGCTACGATTGAATAAGGTTCTCCTGTAATAAACTTACGTATGAAATTGTTAGAAACATAAGCTGAAGGAGGAACGTCTAGATTCTTGTTATTTTCTCTAATTGTTAAGAACGGTGCAAAGAATCCAGAGAATTTAGCTCCTAAATCCTCGTCAGGTAAAGAGAAAGTAAATGACGGATTAAGACTTAAGTTACCTCCGTCTGCAATATATCTAGCTTGTAAAAGTGGAGCAGGATCAGTTGCAGTTGGTGCAGAAGTAAATCTAGGATCTATCGATTCAGAAAACTTCTTCATAGAAGGTAGATTACAGATTGCTAAACATTTTTGTCTATTTTTAGCAAGTCTAGTAAGCTGATATTTACAGTTTGGTTGTATACCTCCGTCAAATGTATCAACAATGTATCGGAATGTAATTACGTCAGTATCTGCTAATGTTCTAGCAAGATTAGTATCCGTAAGAACATCTAAGATGTCGTTCATTCTTGTATCTGTTCCATTAGGCATAGAAGCTGCTTTAATATCTGCACCTGGAAGATAAGTAAAGTTAAATGAATTAACAAACTCTTGGATGTTTTTAAATTTCCAAACTCTTGTTGTTACACCAGGGTAAAGTTTGATAGGTCTTTCAGTTTTAACCTGTACAGTGTAAACCCCAGGAGAAGATGCAGAAGCTACAGTTTTTACTTCTAATACTCTTGTTAATCTAGACTGAAGATTTTCAGTTAAAGGATTATCATAAGTCTGTAGATCCGTAGATACAAGTAGATCTCCTACCTTTATACCGGAAGACGTCGCAACAGCAGTAGATAACTCAATAACGTTAGGTTGTAGCTGTGTAATAATATCGACATAGTCGCTTATATTACCCGCAGTTGAAACTATGTTAAAGCTTTCTCCTGTAGTTTGGTTTGTTCCGACTGGAAGTGAGCTAATGTATGTAGTATCCCAAGTTGAAATAACCTCTGGTGTTGTAAATGTATCGTCTGCATACGCTCTACAAACTAGGATATTGTACCCGTCTCTGTCCACATTAACTTCAAATTTTAAATATTGAAGTAGTGATCCTGTGTCATCCTTCCAATCAACGTCCCCGTCTCCAATATTTCCTTTTACCCAGTCTCTGTACATTTCAGAGTTTTCATAAGCTAAATAGCTATCTGTTCCTACTGGTATATCTGGAGAGAAGTAAACATCGTCATTATCAAAGTAATCTGGATTACCTATTTGATAAGCAGCAGCCGTACTCTTATTTGTTATTTCGTAAGGCTCAACGTAAGTTGTTGAAGCCGTAGATCCTACTAGAGGGTGCTTTAATCTTAATCTTATCTGAGATCTTACTCCAACAGGAAGAGTAGAATTAGTAATATTCTTTGCCTCCACTATTCTTAATTTAACCAAATCTCCTTCATAGAATCCTAAATATCCAGGAGTAGGTAAATTAGATGTTACCTTTCCTAATACCCATCTTTCTGCAGGAGCCGTATTTGAAACGGTAACAAATTCATCTAGTGTTGTTACTTGATCATCATGGAAAGTTGATGAGGTAAACATAGTGTCTATGTAAATAGCTCCTCCATCTCTAGCACTTGGATTGTAAGTGTCCCAAAGTGTTGTTGGTATACCAGCATCTCCGGTTGCGTTGTATAAGGTATCTATAAGAAGAGTTCCTGTCTCCGGTAATATATCCATTCCTGGATTGGATGGAGAAAGGTTATCCTCTATCTCAGTACCTCCTGTAGATCCATCTATATTTTTATAGTATGTGTAATCTGCAAATAGGTTTTGGCTATATGACAAGAAGTTAAGATTCTTAGGTACTGAAGTGATATCAGCATCTGGACCTATTTCATCTACTAAGTGGTGACCCACTAAGTCGAACACGGAGGAGTTATCAACTAGATCATCTAAAGCCTCTTCGTTAACTGCACAGAAAATACCTGTTGTTGGTGTCTGGTTGTTAATTAATGTTTGGATGTATCTTAGAGTACCGTTTTGGTCAGTAAAGTTAGGAATTATAGTACCTGTTACTGTCAATGCGATGTTAACACCATCAAGAGCCAAGAAATTATCTATTTGAGATTTTATAAACCCTTTAGACGTAAAATATTGGCTGTAAACTGGATCATTAGCAAGAGCTTGATAATCTGTCCAATTTCCGCTTATTGCTATCACATCAATAAACCAATCCGAAAGATAGTCGTATTGATTCATATAAGAAGGAACATTGTCTGGTCCAAAATACTCTCTAGCTGTAATATCAAACCCTCTTAAAGGAAATCTTGAATCTAAGGACTTTCTTACTATGATACTTACAGGATTTTGTCCAAGATTAACGATGCTAAAAAGTTTTCTTGAGTCTGGTTGAGCTCCCGAAGTGTCCTCTGTAGCTAATAAATAAGTTGTGTCAGGGAACCAAAATTTCTCTTTATTGTAATACGAAGATAACAATTTATCTTGTTTTGTTAAAGGATCTGAATATCCACCAGTAGCATTAGCCCCGTTTTGTTCTTCCGTATCCATAGAGAAAGCTCTATATCTAGCTACATCTGCACCTGCAGCATAATCAGGATCCCCGTTTTCGTCTACTGTATTATTTAGAAGTCTTAAGTTGAGAGCAAATATAGGTCCGCTTTGTAGACACACTAAGCAAGATCTGTGAAAGAAAGATCCTTTCTTTTCCATCGTTCTCTCTATTCCTCAAAATACTGATTGGAAAGTCGTAATATCCGGGCAATAAACTGGTGTATTAAAAGGTCCAACGCTAGAATAACCTACTACCAATCTAATCGTGGAAGGATTAATAATAATGTTTTCGCTAGCATCGAATTCTAAAGTGTAAACACCAGATGCTTTAAATTGGGATAAATCAAGTTTGACTTGTTTTGCCATTTTTAATTTTTATTTATATTCTAAGAAGTTATCCTTTGACTTCTTTTTCTATGTATATATCATTCTTCCTCTAAGAATCAAGGAGTCCGTTTAAGAAAGTATAGTTTGATATATCACTAGTTTTATTTTGAGCAACTTCTGAGTTTTCGGAAAGCCTTTCTTCTATCAGTTTTCTGAACTTTTCTGGGATAATATCATACAGGTCCATTACTGTTTCTTGAAAATCCCCAACATCAAAAACACAATTTAAATTAACTAGCGTCATGGCTTCATCATCTTTTCCTATTTGGCTAGAAAAACTTCCATTTGGATTTATTCCAAAGTTTGCTAATTCGTGTATCCCGTTCTTATTAGACGGTATTATTTTGTAAGATCTCGTATTTATTTTTAGATCATAGCAAAATTTCTCTTTATTTTTTACTGTTAGCTTGACACCAGGCTTTAATTTAGTGCTTGCTTCTGAGTGTTTAGTATAAACAAACATTTCGTCAAAGAACTCTTCGGAATCTAATAGTTTATCCATTAACATTTCTCCTTTATGGTCTAACTCTAGAACTATCCTTGTATTGTCAACTCCTAGAACCTCAACAATAAGAATTTCTAAAAATGCCTTAAACTCATCTATTTCTATAGTATTAGATCTAAAAATACCAACCTGAAGTAAACAGAAGAAGTCGCTTTCGTCCTCGAAAAATCTTTTATTCTTTATAGCACTGGTTGGCATCGGTGCAACCTTGAAAATATTAGCTACTGAATAATCTCCTCCACCCCCGCTAGCGGTATCTATTGAGATGTAAAATTTTTGTCCATCCTTTTCAAATACCGATGCTGGATCAAACTTAGGATGCCATAATAGGGTGGAATAATCTATAGGACTTTGTTCAAAGGGCGATAATTCATGAAAAATAAACTGCTCCTCTGTGCTTTTTAATCTTTTTAATGTGTTGGAATCAAGTAGAAGCCTTGAGGATGAAAGAAATTGACACCCATATTCTTGGTTAAAATCTTCTTCTGATCCAAGAGCTGCAATTTCCTTTCTTTTCCATTCCTCATCTCTTCCTGGTACTTGCCACCATTCTACTCTAATTGGATTAAATTCGTTTTCCCCCTCTACTGCTCCTTTATAGATTTCAAAGAATTTGTTCATTCCGTTTGGGGTGGATGTTATAATAACTCTTGCAATTTGGGATGATGATATAGTAGGATAAACTGATTTAAAGAATTGGTTTATAAAGTTAGGATTAATGTGTGCAAACTCATCCATGTATAACATATGAATTGTATAACCGATAGACGATGTTTTGGTTGTCGTTTTAGCCATTATACGACATCCGTTATCAAACTTCATGGTCATTACGTTATAAACGACCAGACCGGGCTTTAAAAAGAAAGGTAAGCCCTTCATAATAATCTTTATCTTGTCCATCAATTCAGCTGCAGTGTCCCCAATGTTAGCCATAATCATGGCATTTTTTTCAAAGTTAAAGAGTAGGTACCACAGTAGAAATATAGAAGACGTAATAGTTTTACCGGATTGTCTAGGAGAAACAAAAACGTTTTTTCGGTGGTGCTGATACTGATTTAATATCTGTATTTGATAATCTCTAAGTGTTATTTGTCTAATGCCCTCATCAGTCATTACGTGACAGTAATTGTCAGCGAAATAAACAACATCCTCTGCGCATTTTTTTATTTCCTCTAATTCCCACTCAGTATATTCAAACAGAATATTACCTTTCCTTATTTCAGGATCATTCTCGTGAAATGGGTTATCTACGTCCTTGTAATCTATTCCGTTTTCTTCTGCGTCGTATACTAATTTTTCTACTTTTGCACTGGACCAGAAATTACTGGATTTTTCTTCCTTAATACTCATAATTAATCGAATATATCGTCATCGAGTTCAAAATCTATATCTTCGTCGCCTCCCCCTAATATATCTGAAGCTCCTCCAAATTTTGTTCGAGGATTTATTAAGCTATCATCCGGGTTAACTATCTCAGCATCTTTTACTATGTTGCCATTTTTCATAACATTTTGGAGATTTTCCATAAGACTTCTAGTCCCTCTAGCTTTTAAAAGATCCTCGTTTTCTTTAGATTGAATTATATTTCCATTCTCGTCAAACTGTATATCACCTCCTCCTCTTTTTATTTCCTCCTCCTCCGCTTTTAATTGTTTGTAGTTTTTCTCCATTTGTGTCATATAGGAAGAAAAATTCTTAGGCATTTGCATTATCTGGTTCTGTAGCTGTGCTAAAACCTCAAAAAGTCTAGGCTCTACTCTACCAGAATCTATCTCTTCTATGATTTTAGCTATCGCATGCTGAGCGGTTCTTATCTGAAAAGCCATAGTGGAGATGCTCATTGCATCTATTTTCTGCTTGTGTTTAATATAAGAGTCCTCAGAAATATTTTCTAAATCGTTATAAAATCTAGAAAGAGATTCCAGTATTGCACGGGCTTCCATTTCCACCTCGCTTTTGACTGTGTCTATTTTTAGTTCTCTGTGAGCTTTTATTGGGGGTATATCCGGGGTACTCAATCCAGATAACATTTCGTCCGCTAGTATAATACTGTCTAATTTATCCTTAAGATTAAGTTCTTGTTCTTTGGATAAATTTGGTTTTTTCGGTTTTCTTCTTGGCATAAATTATCTGTTTCTGGCAACTTTTGGAAGTTTTAATACTGGCTTAGCATTATCTATTATAATACCAAGTTGTGCATCGCCTACTATATTTTGATTCAATATAGTGGACTGTTTTTCCTCTTCTACCATTTGTTTAAAAAATCTATAATTGGTTGCCCATAAAGGGCATGATCTAGTTTTATAAGAATAGTTGTTTGTTCCATAAAAAGGACTGTCATAGTCTTCTTCTATTACTGGCGGTATGTCAAATGTATAAGACTGCGTGGTAACACCATCTAACGAATGAACTAAGCTCAAGTCAGAAGTTTGTGTTGCTGGATTGTCTGGATCATATGTAAGCCTCCAAACTTTCATAGAATATTGTCTAAATATATTTGAGAAATTAAAAACAAAGCCATACCAATCGTCTGTTGTTGGAATAAATTCACCTATAGTGCTTGATATGCCAGCACCAAAAGGAGAAGATACCTCTAGATTATTTATCCTAAATCTAAAACTCCCGGCCTGTATATAATTATTTTCTGAGGGGCTTGTGACAGGATTAGATCCGCTCCATATGATATCTATAAGAATTCCTTGTCCGTTATAATAGCCATCAAAAAGAGTTCTAGCCTGCGCTTTTTGCATCTTCCAACCAGCGGTTGTTACTGGTGCTGCTGCTCCTTCGTCCTTGATTGTAAACCTGAATTGATCG